GTTAGAACCCCCGCCGCTACCAATGAGGTTGATGTTTACATTGTCAGTAGCACCTGCCGCTGTAACAGAAAGAGAATACTCACTGTTCGTGTCAGGGGAGTCAATAGTGATTTCACTCCCCACGGTAGTAAGCGTTACGTTGTCTCCCCCCGTGAGCGTGAACGTGTCGTTAGCTGCATCGGCTACGACGTTGTCACTGCCCGTTACATCCACGGTAGAGAACGAGGTGATTGCCGTCCCGTCTACGGTTACAGCCGCCCCAGCCTCCCCCTTAGGGCCCTTGGACGTTATGACTATGGTGTTCTTTGATACTGCCATGACTTAGTTGTTGGCTTCCGCCACGTCCTCAACCACCCTGAACGGGCCGCGAAGGATAGTCTTTTGTTCCTCTGATGATGTGTTGTATCGCTGCAGGTCGTACACGTACCTTCCTGACGCTACGTTCTCCATCTCTGCTGCAGTACAGCGTATGGTGAGTTGGTTGTTAACCGCCGCGTCGTTGAGTGCCGCCCCCGAAATCTCCATAGTGAAGTTGCTTGACGGGGGAGGGATAGTAGCAGAGGTGGTGATGACGTTAGCCCCCGTAGAGGACATAATCAGCCCCTCGTTGACGTCGCTGCTGGCCTTGTCCCGCACCTCCATAAGGAAGCTGTCCCCGTCGAGGTCGTCTTCGTTCCCTGCCGCTTCCTCCCCGATATAGAAAGTCAGGGTTACGTCGAACGTATCCCCACGGCGGGTGGTGATGGCCACCTTCTCGCTGATGTCTAGGTCTAGCTTCCTTGCCATTACTCTATGACTTGATTGATAATGGGTTCTTCTTCCCCCTTACGCTTTGCAATGAGTTCCTTCTGCGCCTCCTTCTGCTTGTCTACGCGCTGGTCCTTCTTCCCCTCCTTGAACACCTCAATCTTCTCGCGGAAGTTCTGATCGTCCTCACGGAATCCGAGCGTAGCCTGAGCGCGAATCATCTCAATCTCCCTGCGGTACTGGTGCTTGACGGCCTCGAGCTGCATCTCTAGTTCGTTCTTGAGCTGCAGGGTTTGCGCCTCGAGCTGTGCCTCCATCTGCATCTCCTGCTGCTTGGCCTGCGAAGCCACCACTGCGGCCTGCTGCGCCTGCTGGGACTGCACCTGCGCGTTCTGTGCCGCCATCTGCTGCATGCGCTGAATCCTTTTCTTGCGGCGCACAACCAACAGCCTCTCGGCCTGGTTGATGTCCTTCATGTTGCGGATGGCGATAGCGTCCTCAATATCCAGCTCCTTCTGAGCGAGGGAGGCCTGGATGTTCTGCTCTAGGTACGCCTTCTCGATATCCTCCATCTCCTTCTGCACCGTCACCCCGAAGTTGTACATGGGGAGGTTCCCGAAGCTGTTGAGCACGCTCATGTTCGTCTTCCCGATGGCGTTCTCGTACACCCTGTACACTACGCTCTCCCGTGGCAAGACTTGCAGGCACTTCACTACGTCCTCGCACACCTTCTTGAACAGAATCATAGAAGAGTTGGTGACGTCGTAGATGGCGTTATTCCCTGCAGCTAGGGCCTGCTCCCTCACCCCAACCAAGGCGTCCCCCTTCGGAGTGGAGGCATCCATCACCTCGTTAATACCCGTGGCGTCACGGATCATACGCAGGTAGTGGTTGTACAGCCCGATGAGCTCGTTGACGTTGCGGATGGCGTTACCAATCTCTCTGACTGGTGGGTTCTGAAACCCGCCCTCGGGGTTCTTGCTTCGGTAGTAGAACACCCCCGTCTGCTCGTAGATGTCGTGCAGCTCTAGCGGCTGCAGCTCCCCACCCTTTCCGAGCTGTACGTTCTCTAGCCCCTCGATGTCGATAATCAATCCGTCGGGCTTGGCCTTGGCGATGGCCTGCTGCAGCTTGAGGTGGGTGAGCTGAAGCATGTCAGCAAACCCGATGCAGCTATCGACAAGCGACTTGGGGACCATGTCCCGCATGTTGGTTGCCACAGGGGAGTACGACATCCGCGTGCGGGAGAGGTCGTGCATGTTCCTGGGCATGTTGGTCATCAGCCCGTAGCCGAACAAGAAGTCCGTCCCCATGACGTACATCCCCGTGTACACGTTCTCGACCTCCATCTTATGCGGGGTGCGAGAAAACACGCTGTTGGGTTTTTCCTTGTAGTTGTAACCCTGATAGAAGAATCCTGTGTTCCCGAAGCGATTCTCCTTCTCCTCGAAGTACATCGTGTCTACGGAGACGAACTCAAAGCACAGCACCTCCACCATGTACTCGTCGTACCCCGAAGAGTACTTCCCAGTGAAGTGGTCGTACGAGGTGGCGTTCGGTGAGGAGTAGTCCCCCTGCTTGTTCTTCTTGGAGGCCTTCTGAATCTTCTTCAAATCCTCCTCAGAGAGCTCGTCCCCAGCAAGGCGCTTCAGCTCGCTGATGGTCATGCGCTTCACGTGCCCTGCGTAGACGAGGTCGTCCATGCTCGGGTCCTCGGTGTAGCTGTGCACGAACGCCCCTGGGTCTACGTACTCCACCTTCACCCCGTAGTTCGGGTCGTTGGTGCGCTTGGTTACCGCCATCCCGATGGCAGTCAAATCCGATACGCAGCGGCGGTAGGTGTTGTCGTCGAAGTTGTTCCACTCCAACGTCATGTTAGTAGCCACCTGAGCGGCTATCTCTGCGTCGGTCTTGATGTTGGTTTCGAAGAGAATCTCTGCCTCCTCGAGCGTCTCGGGGAGCTGCTCGGGATCGTCCCCAATCGTCAGCCCCCCTGTCTCCTGCTTGAGTGCAATCAGCTCGTCGCGTGCCGCGACTTGCATCTGCATCATCCTTTTCTGCGCGTCCTTCTCTGACGAAGAGAGCGGGTCCACCGCCTCCAGGTTCGGGTAAGGAGAGCGCGAGAGGATTTTGTTGGTGACAATTCGTGCGAATTTAGCCAGAATGGGAACAGGGGTGAAGTCAAGATTAACAAGACTCCCATCCCCGTTATTAGGGTCCAGGCTAGTAAGTATCTGCTTGTAAACCGTAGTATCCTGTGTCCCGTTCGCATAGTCCCTGTTGCGCTCAAATATCTTCTGCCTCTTCCTGAACAGCGAGTTGTAGTCGTCGGCGTTCCCCCACTGCTTCTCTATGGCCTTGGCGTAGCGCAGCCCGTACTCTTTCTTCTCCTTCTTCTCCTTCGGGACCATAGGGTCAGGAAAGTTGGAGGAGTATTTTGTGTTGGAGTTCTGCATATTACGACTACTTGTCGTCAAATGCAAATATATTAAACTCTGCTAATTCCTTTGTACCTTCTAAAGAACCTCTTCTCAGCAAAATTTGTTGGGGGTTTGATAGGTTTACCTTTCTGTGCGGCAAGCAGGGCCAGCCCCGAGCTGATAGTCAAGTCGAACTTGGTACGCTTGTCAATCTTGAACCCCACCCAGTCCTCTAGCGTGCGGTTGAAGTACATCTTCCCCATCTCCCCCGTCTCCCTGTTCACCCCGACGTGCTCGTGGATGAAGGCTTCGATGGCTTGCGCGTGGGCGTGGATGACGTCCTGAGAGTTTGAAGGTACCCCCTTGGTCTTTACGTTGCTGTGGCTCCCAGGAACCTTCAGGTGGTCGGGCCTCCCCATCAGGTACCCGTCGTATCCGCGATCCTCGAAGTACCTCGCTATCCCGTACTTGTTGTTCTCAATCAGGATGGGGTACCCGTAGTAGAACGCGCACATGAGCACGTCCTCGTAGAATATCTTGGCTAGCGGGGGGCGCGAGGCGTACTCGACAACGAAGGTGTTGCTCAGCCTCCCGTCGTCCATAGTGAACTTGTTGTACAAGTGCAGCGCCCCCTTCGACCCCCTCCCGTCTAGCGTAGCGTCGAGGTCGTAGGAGTCAACGCCACCGCAACCGAACTGCGGGTATGGGGGGACCAGCTTCCCGTACTCTATCTTCTTTACGTTCCGAGTCTCTACAGGGGGTAACCACGAGACGTAGAACCTCCCCTTCGGGTCGGGGGAGAACACGACCTCCTCGTCCTTCTTGTTTTCTTTCCATATGAAGTTGCCTCTAACGACAGGGTTGGGGAAGAGGTCGTCGTTGTACTCTACCTGCTCGTATATCTGCCCGACGTTGAACAGGCTCCCGTCGACGCTGTCGCGGAAGGCCTCGTCCTCGGTGAACGGGAACTGCCTCACCACCTCGTTCAGCTCCGAGGCATCGCTCTTGAGGCTGTCCCTCTCGTTCTTCAGGAACGTCTTAGCCCCGAACTCTACGTACTCCCCGTCAATCCCTACTACGGGCTTTTCGGGGTCGTCGACTACGGGCCTCCCGTACACGTCAAAGAATCCCTCCAAAGCATCGTACGCCGGGATGAACAGCCTGTACAAACCCGAGCGGGTGCGTCCGTTTGCGTTGCGCTGATCGGGGTCGGAGTCCATCCACAAGTCCTTGTACTCGCTCCCCCCTTTATCCATAGGGTTTACGGTGCTCCCCACCAGCGCCGTCCCAACCACCTTCCTACCCACAATCAGGCAGGTGCGCTCTATCCTCCACGCCTCACGGATATCGACAGGCTTCTCCCACTTCCCCGCCTCGTCGAGGTACAGCATGTGCAGCTTCTCCCCGTCGTAAGCGTTGTTGGTGGTGTTCTTCCAGTTGATGATGCTGTTGAGGGCATCCCCCGACTTTGTGGTCTTGTTGTTCTTGGTGATGCGCTTGGAAGGTTCGCGGAAGGCTAGCTCCATACGCGGGTTGGTGGTACCGTCCTGGATGGGCTTGAAGAAGAACGGGTAGTGACGGAACATCTGCACCACCTTCTTCATGAAGATATTCTCTTGGGCGTCCTTACCCGTCTTGCTCTGTATCCCAAGCAGCTTGTCCTTTACCTGTGTGGCCTCGTCGAGGAGCACAGAAGAGCAGATGTTGGTGTACCCCGAGCGCCTGCACTTGGTGTATAGCTGACCTATGCACCGTGGGTCGGCTTCGCAGGCGGCCATGTGTATGAAGATGGTGCGCTGGAACTCTAAATAGTTCGGGTACCCGACATCGAACTTGGTCCACTGCAAGGCCATATAGTGCCTCCCCGTTATGTATGTCGGGACGCCGTGGTTGTAGAACCACACCCCCTCCCTGCGGCGGCGGAACTCCTCTTCGATGTACGGACGGAAGCGGTCGCGGAACTCCTTCGGAGACTCCCCCCACTCGTCCATGCTCTTGAGCCTCTGCAGCTCCTTGGGCATCTCCCCCCTTCTCCAGTACTGATCCTGCTTTGGGAGGTCGTGGAACAGGATTTTGTTTTTTGCGGGGCGCTTGGGCAGTACTATGACTACCCCGCCGATTTCTTCAACGAGGCCCTGCGTTCCATTGGGGCATATTGCTACCCCAGGCTCTGTATACTCCTCGAGTTCTACGAGGGTCACGACAGCTTATGAAACACCCCCATATCCTCTGCGTAGCTTTCGCAGTGCTTGTTAGAAGTACAAGTGGTGCAGATAAAAGCGACGCAGACAAGCAGGAGCGTCAGTATTCCTTTTGTTGCCATTTTAGATTTACGCTATCCACGTACGACTTAAATAGTGTGTCGTTACGTGAGTGATATACGGTGACAACGTAGTAGTACCCAGGGGAGTTATTGGTGGGGTCAGGGTACTCCACCCTCTCGTCCACTTTGAACCCGACAAAGGCGCTATCCAGCACCATCCAGGCGAGGTAGTCGGGATAGATTGACGCACGGTAGCGGTCAATCCCTGGGGTCTTATCCAAGTTAATGGGGAGGGTGTGCTCCCCCTTCTGAGTGACCTGAGTTACACTCATGTACGTCCCGCACGCACCGAGGAGGCTACAGCACAGGCATAGAATCAGGAGCTTACCCCCGTCGAAGAGAAACTTCTTGTTCATGAATTGAACTTTAGTCAATTCAAATATAAGAATATTCTCGATAATCGTTAGGAGTTTCTCCTTTCAAATGTTCTTTTTCTGTGGCAATTAGCGCATCTTATCTGGCACTTACGCATCTCGTTTTTAATGCTATCTATGGAATAATAGCATCTAACCATATCAGAAACGTTGCCTCGCTTCTCCCCTCTTACGTGATCGAAGTCAAGGACGATAGGGTCACCCTCCCCACAGTCTACGCAGGAAGCAAATGACTTAACCCTGTTGACGAAATCCTTGTTGATGTGGTACTGGTTTGAGTTCCTGTTCTTGGCGCTACTGATGTACTTCTTTCTGTGCTTCTCGTAGTTGCGGCGCGAAGCAGCCCTTTGGTCCTCCTTGTTCTTGTACCCCATTACTTACTGAACCGCTCAGCAAACCCGCCAGAGTAGTCCTTCTCTTGGGCTATCTCCCCGCTGTCTTTCAAGTCCTTCACCATCTGCTCTAGCCGCTGACGCTCTACAAGGAGCTCCTTGCAGTCCACCGCCGTCTGCTTGATGCTCGAGAGCTCCGCCTTCCTCCCTGCCCCTGAAAGCTCAGGATCGACAGGCTTCTTGACCTCCTCAATCATGTTGTTGATGGCCACCTCCATGCTCGCCATCAGCCTCTGGGCGGCAGAGACGGTGGTGAACTTACTCCTCGACATACAGCAGGTCCTCGTTGCGTACGCGGTAGTACTCCTGCCCGTCGATGACGATGCTGTAGTCGCGGTTGACAGGGAACCCCACCACGTCCCCCTCCTTGATGCTCAGGTCCTGGGTCTCCTTAGTGGCGAAAGCCAACCTCCCCTTGGTTACCGTTGGGGTGGAGAAGCTCACGACCTCGATGCTAGTATCCTGCGTCGGGGCGTCCTCCTCTACTGGGGTCAGGAGCACCCACCCCCCGAGCGGAGAAATCTCCCCGTCCTTGTTCTTGTAGGCGATGGCTTGGTTATTCACTGTAT